CTTAAACAACTTAAAACACTTGAAGCAACCTTAGTAGATGAGATTAAGAAATCTACCGTATGGGATGCTAAGATGCCCCAAACACAAAAGAAAAGGCTCAAGGTTTTGCTTAATCAGACTCGTGCGACTATTAAGACTGCATATGTGCAGGTTGCGAAGGATAGCCTTACAGAACTTTCACAAGTCGCTTCACTGGCTAAAGCACAAGCGGTAGCATCCCTAAATACAGCCCTTAGTGTTGAATTAGCATCAACAACTATGAGTAAGGGAATGTTGAAAGCCATAGCAAGTGACACTCTATTTGAAGGTGCACCATCTAAAGAGTGGTGGGCTAGAAGAGGTGAGGCATTTAGACTAAAGTTTTCAGACACAATCCGTACTGGAATGATGAAGGGTGAAACTACAGACCAAGTTATATCTAATCTAATTGGTAAGAAAGTAAACCGATATAAAGACGGTGCTTTTTATGCTAATTATAGAAGTGCTGATGCCTTGGTTAGAACAAGTATTCAATCAGTAGCCAACGAGGCTAGATTACAAACCTACGCTGAGAATGACGATATTGTTAAGGGTGTAGAGTGGGTAGCAACATTAGATAATAGAACCTCTCACACTTGCCAAGGACTAGACGGCTTAACATGGGATAACAACCGTAAGCCTATTGGTCATAATATTTTGTGGCCGGGAACAACAGCACATTGGAATTGTCGTTCAACTCAAGTACCGATTATTAAGAGTTGGAAAGAGATGGGTGCTAAACGTAAGATGAAGGAAATCCCTGAATCAACTAGAGCCAGTATGGATGGTCAAGTATCTAAGAAGAAGGGATACGAAGATTGGTTGAAGGGAAAGCCTAAAGTATTTCAAGAAGATGTATTAGGAAAGGGTAAGCGTAAACTATGGAAGAGCGGTAAACTAGGCTTTAGTGATTTAGTTGACCAGAGTGCTAATCCATTAACATTAGAACAAGTTAGAACAAAACTAAAGATAAAATAACTTTCAAATATCTTTAGTTTATGTAAAATACAGATTGTCAGAGACAATTAATTATTCGGAGAATAAAATGAGTGAAGCAGAACCAGTAGTAGAAACAAAAACATATTCAGAAGAAGAGTATGGAAGTCTTAAAACAAAGTTAGACGAATTCCGTTCTAACAATGTAACCCTATTAAAGAAACAAGAAGAACTTGAAACAAAGTTTAATGGCATTGATTTAGATTCATATAACGATATGATTCAACAAGCCAGAGATTTGAAAGATAAGAAACTTATTGATGAAGGCAAGATTGATGAGTTATTAGAAGAGCGTACCAAGTCAATGAGAGAAGAACATAATAATGCCCTTGAAGGTATGAAGGGTGAGCAATCAAGTCTGACTAAGAAGTTAGAACATTTATTGATTGATAACGCAGTAAGAGATTCAGCAATTAAGGCTGGTGTGGTTGATACTGCTATTGATGATGTTGTATTACGCTCACAATCTATCTTCTCAGTTAAAGAAGGTCAGGCTGTACCTCACGATAAAGATGGAAACATAATCTTTGGTAATGGTAATAGCGACCCTATGAGTGTTAATGAATGGGTTAAAGGATTAACAGAATCAGCACCTCATTTATTCAATGCTTCTACTGGTAGTGGCTCACAACACGGTTCTAGTTTTAATGGAACAAGCAATACAGTATCAAGAGATGTATTCAATAGTATGTCACAACAAGACAGAAGTAAGTTCGCTATTGATGGTGGTAAAGTTGTAGATAAATAAAAATACTCTCTCCTCAAGTTAGTTTTTTAGCCCTTCTTCATTGAAGGGTTTTTTTTGTATTTAGTATTTGACACGACTTTGTTTTATGCTATGATGTTAATCAAGCAACGGTGTTGCCTAATTTTCTACAGCGTAGATACAACAATTAGGGGGCATTTGACTCTCTAATATTTAAAATTAAATAAGGAGTCAATATAATGGCAAATACTTTAACAAATCTAGCCGGTGATATTTATAAAGCCGCAGACACAGTTGGTCGTGAATTAGTAGGTTTTATCCCTTCAGTTACTATCAACGCAGGTTCAGAAAGAGCCGCAAAGGGCGATACTATTCGTTCGTTTATCACTGCTTCAGCAACCGCTAATAACATTACTGAATCAATGACAATCCCACAAGGTGATGACCAAACTATCACAAGTTCAACTATGACTTTGAGTTCTGCTAAAGCAGTTCAAATTCCAATGACTGGTGAAGATGTCAAACATCTAAATAATGGTTCAGGTTATGAAACAGTTTATGGCGACCAAATTGCTCAAGCAATGCGTACCCTAACTAATGCTATTGAATCAGACTTGGCTACTGCCGCTTATCAAGGTGCTTCTCGTGCTGTTGGTACTGCTGGTACTACTCCATTCGCTTCAAACTTTAATACTATTGCTCAGGCAAGACAAATTATTGTTGACAATGGTGGTGCTACTAATGATGGTCGTTTATCTCTAGTGATGAATACTTTGGCTGGTACTAATCTTCGTAACTTATCTTCTTTACAAAGCGTAAATCAAGCAGGTTCAGATGTTATGTTGCGTCAAGGTACTTTGTTAGATTTACAAGGTGTTATGATTAAAGAGTCTGCTCAAGTTGTAGCACATACTACTGTGGGTTCTGATGACCACGTGGTTAATGGTGTTACTGCAGTTGGCGATACTACAATTACTGTAGATGGCACTCAAACTACTGATTGTGCGGCTGGTGATGTTGTTTCATTCTCAGGCTCAAGTGCTAACTATGTTGTTGCTAATCAGACTACTTCGTCTTCACTTGTTCTTAACTCACCGGGTGGTCAAGCAATCATTGCTGATAACGAAACTATTGCTACTGGTGCAAGTTACACAGGTAATGTGATGTTTAACCAAAATGCTATTGAGTTAGGAATGAGAGCACCTGCTGTTCCTAATGGTGGTGACTCAGCAGATGATGCTATGTTAGTACAAGACACACATTCAGGTTTAGTGTTCGAGATTCGTGTTTACAAGGGTTACCGTAAGCAGATGATTGAAGTTGCCGCTACTTGGGGTACTAAGGCTTGGAAGTCTGACAATATTGCTCTATTAATGGGTTAATATTTAATATCATATCAAATTGGGGCGGAGTTATGACCACCCCACCTAATTTAAAAACGGAGAATAAAATGCCAAAAGAAAGTATTAAAAAGACTATTAAAAAGGTAGTCAAAAAAGCAACTCCAAGTAAGTTTGTTGAAATGACAAGAGAAGATGGCTTAAAGGCTAATGTTCATATTAACAATGTAGCAAAATTCAAAGACGCTGGATATAGATAATGGCAATTGACGCAACCGCTAATGGTGCTAGTGCTGATAGTTACGCTACAGTAGCAGAGGGTGATACATATCACGATAACCATTTATACGCTACTGATTGGACAGGTGCTACTACTGCCAATAAAGAGAAAGCCCTTAAAATGGCTACTCGTATATTAGATGAAAAAATAGACTGGTCTGGAACTAAAACCACCGATTCACAGGCTTTAGCGTGGGGAAGGAGTGATGTTCTAGATGACGGTTATTCAGTATCATCAACAATCGTACCTGAACCAGTTAAGAACGCTACTATTGAATTTGCTCGTCATTTATTAGCAAGTAACTCAACTGGTAATGCTGATGGTAAGGGTTTATCTAGTTTGACTGTAGGCTCTATCTCATTAGCCTTTGATAAGACTGATACTGCTGGTGTTATGCCTTCTATTGTTCAAGAAATGCTAAGAGGCTGGGGAACTATTAATGCTCGTGCTAAGTTTGGTACGGTAGCAGTAGTTAGAACTTAATGGGATTAAAGGCATCAATAGGAAAGATTGTAGAGTCGGCTATTGTTACTGTAGGTGACTTAGCAGAAACTATTACCTATAACGCTAGGACTACTGGTTCGTATAATGTTACAACTGGTGCTGTGGCTCACACTACTACTACTTATTCATTAAAGGCTGTATTAAGCCCTCTAGGTGGGAAGGTAGATTCTAATGATGTGAGTTCTCAATTTACTGGTGACTTGAGTGCTATCTTTGCTAGTAGAGATTTAGCAGTAACTCCTGATACCAATGATACAATTACTAGAGATTCAGCGATATATTCAATTAACAATATATCGTCTGACCCTGCGTTAGCATCTTATACTTTAATATTGACGAGGGTAGGATGAGTGTAAACGCCTTTAACATGGACTTAAACAGATTAGCCAAAGACTTGGGTATTGAGACTGATAAGGTTGTGCGTAAAGTAACCTTCCAACTTTGGAATGGTATTACACTAAAGACACCAGTTGATACAGGTCGTGCTAGAGGCAACTGGAACTTATCTGAAGATAATGCTGATACAAGTATTAATAAAGGTGCGACTAGTGTTCAATCTTATAGTGAGCCAACAGGTAAGAAGGCTATTTACATAACTAATTCATTGCCTTATATTCAAGCCCTTGAAAAAGGCTCAAGTAAACAAGCACCAACAGGCATGGTTGAGATAACTATGAACAATGTAGGGAGCAGTTTAGGATAATGAGTTTTGCTAGTGAAAGGACTAATATTGAAGGAAGGTTTAATACTAATTGGACTACAACTACTATCGCTTGGGGTAATGCTGATTTTGATACGCCAAATAATGCGGAATGGGTGAGATTTAATATTCTTAACGGCACTAGTGGGTATAGAGCAATTAACGGCTTAAAAAGGCACACAGGCATTATCAATATACAAATATTTGCACCTGCTAATTCGGGTACTCACACCATCAGAGGTTATGCTGATACAATAGCGACTATATTTGATGGAGTTAGTTTTAATGATGTGGTCTGTGACGTAGCAAGTATTGAGACTGTAGGTACTGATGACAAGTTTCATCAGATTAATGTTAATGTTCCATATTGGAGAGATTCATGAAAAAACAAGTAATTTTATATCCGCCTAACGGTGGGAAAGAAGGTGTAACGCCACACCCTTCAAAGATTGAAGAAATGAAGGCGAATGGCTGGATTGAGAAATCCGATAATAAAAAAGTAAAAGTTAAGGAGAATAAAGATGGCAAATCATAAAGGCTCAGAAGGAGTCGCAAAAGTCGGTTCTAATACAATCGCAGAAATCAAGGACTTTAGTTTAAGTGAAACTGCTGAAACTATTGATGATACTACAATGGGTGATTCAGCAAGAACTAAGCAAGTAGGTTTAACTACTGCTAGTGGTTCAATGACTGCGTTTTGGGATGAAACAGATTCAAGCGGTCAAGGTGCTATGACAGTTGGTGCTAGTGTTACTTTAAATCTATATCCTGAAGGTGCTACAACAAGTGGTGATACTTATGCGACATTATCTGCTTTAATTACTGAGAAAGGTGTATCAACTACTTTAGATGGTATGGTTGAAACAACAGTTAGTTTTGAAGCCAAC